AATATTTGCTCCACCTGCCTATCTGTGGCGCATGAGTCTATCCACACTCCTGTTACAGCTGCCTCAAGCAGCGAACGCTGCAGGGCTGTGGCGCTAGCGAATGCACCTTCCTGCACGAGCAGTAGAAGGGCTTCACGATGATCTAGCGCTAGGTTTAGGTATGCCATTGCCAGATAAGACCGCCGGTCAAGCTCTCCTTGGCCGCCAAGTATTTCTTGCAAAGAAAATGAAATCGCAGCGGACTGTTTGAGCGCGAGTTCCAGATTGTCATCCTGCATAGGTTGGCTCCGTATTACTGCATGGTTGTGTGCGGTCGGTAGCGAATCCTACCATTGCGAACCTGCCAGCGCGCTCCAGTGGCAGGGCTTGAAGAAACGGGCGCAGCTCACCGACGTAGCAAAGATCCAGAGGACTCCAGCCGCGATGCACCGCGGCGCCTGCTGGGGGGCGGGCGGTGACACAACGAAAGCATCCATGCAGAAAATCCAACATCAATCGAACAATGGCGTGCTTGGCGCGCCTGCAGGCTGGGACCAGGGCGAGCTGCCATGTAACGCGCTGCCAATCACGTGCACACAGGTCGGCGATCTTCCTGCCGTGGTGTCGTACTGGCGCCCGAGCACAGAGGAGCTGGCCGCGTTGAATGCCCGCGGCGCCATCCGCCTGTGGGTGGTGGGCGCATCGATGCCGCCCGTGATGCTCGACGTGGAGCCATCCCCATAGCAAAGAAACGGAATACACATGGGGCGCAAATCAGCACTGACCGAAAAGCAGTGGGCATCGATAGGACGGCGCCTCCTCAAGGGGGAAGCGGCCCGAGCGCTTGCCCGAGAATTTGGCGTATCCGAAGCTGCGATCAGAAAACGCTTTGGTGCGCAGACGAAACAAATAAAAGATGTTGCAAATCAATTGGTTGCAGCGGAATCGGCATTTAGTGCGCTACCGATTGGTGCGCAGATAAGTGCGCGCACTTTGGCCGACGAACTAAAAGAGATTTCGATGCACCTGGCTGGAGCCGCACGATATGGCGCTGCGACCGCGCACCGGCTGTCCGGCATCGCGCACAACAAGGCTGGCGAGATCGATGATGCTGAGCCGCTAGACGACAAGAGCCGCTTGGCCCTGGGCGATATCGCCGTGCTGACCAGGATGGCTAACGGCGCCGCCGAGATAGGCATGAACCTGTTGAAAGCCAGCAAGGACGTGAAGCCGGAAGACGACGCGCCCACACCAGTCGCCATCACCTTCGGCGTGAAAGACGCCAAGCGCCATGACGACAATCCAGTTTGACCTGAACGTACCGCAATCGAGCTTCCTGCAGTTGCCGCACAAGTTCAAGGCCTACGTGGCTGGGTTCGGCTCGGGCAAGACGTTTGTGGGATGCGCGGGCATCTGCGCGCACTTTTGGCAATGGCCAGGCATCAACCAGGGCTACTTCGCGCCGACCTATCCGCAGATCCGCGACATTTTCTATCCGACGATGGAGGAGGTGGCCTACGCGATGGGCCTGCGCATCAAGGTGAAGCAGGGCGACCACGAGGTCGAGGTGTACGAGGGCCGCCGGTACCGGGGCACGGTCATTTGCCGCTCGATGGAGAAGCCGGAAACCATCGTCGGCTTCAAGATCGGCCACGCGCTGATCGATGAGCTGGACGTGATGCCCCTGAAAAAGGCGCAGATGGCCTGGCGCAAGATTATCGCCCGCATGCGCTACAACGTGCCGGGCTTGATGAACGGCATCGACGTGACGACGACGCCCGAGGGGTTCAAGTTCGTCTATCAGCAGTTTGTGAAGGCTATTCGGGACAAGCCAGAGCTGGCCAGTCTGTACGGCCTGATCCAGGCGAGCACCTTCGACAACGAGCTGAACCTGCCAGACGACTATATCCCGTCGCTGATGGCCAGCTACCCGCCGGCGCTGATCGATGCGTACTTGCGCGGCAAGTTCACCAATCTGACCAGCGGCAGCGTGTATGCCGATTTCGACCGCGCGCTGAACCACACGAACGAGATCATTCTGCCCGGCGAGCCGCTGATGGTGGGTCTCGACTTCAACGTCCAGAATATGACAGCCTGCATCAACGTGGTCCGAGAAGGTCTGCCGCGCACGCTGGCCGAGCGCGTGCAGGTGCGTGATACTCCAGCCATGGCCAAGATCCTGAAAGAAGACTTCAAGGACAAAGGCCATCAGGTGAAGATTTTCCCGGATGCGTCCGGCCAGAACACCAGCAGCAAGAACGCGAGCGAGTCCGACCTGTCCATCTTGCGCCAGGCCGGCTTCATTCTCGAAGTGAACCACTCAAACCCTGCGGTCAAGGACCGGGTCAACGCCTATAACGGCATGATCCTGAACGCCCATGGCGAGCGCCGCTGGAAGATCAACACCGACCAGTGCCCGACCACCACCGAGGCGCTGGAGCAGCAGGTATGGGGCGCCGACGGCCAGCCGGACAAGAAATCTGGCCACGACCATCCGAATGACGCAAACGGGTATTTCCTCGTGAAGCGTTACCCGATCGTGAAGCGCACAGCCGGTGTAGTCGAACTGGATATTTAATTGCAAGGAAAACATGGCGAACAAGGTCAACGATACGTCGGACGCAGTAGCAGCGATGCAGAGCGACTGGCGCAAGATCGACGCGTTGGTCGGCGGCACGGCGGCCATGCGTAAGGCGCGCGAGGTCTATTTGCCCAAATTCCCGCGCGAATCAGACGATAGCTACGACTACAGGGTCAAAACATCGACCCTGTTCAACGGACTGGGCCGGACGCTAGAGAACATGTCGGCCAAGCCGTTCGCCGAGGCTGTGACGCACACCGGCTTTGATTCGGATGCTGAGACGTGGCTCGAAAACATCGACCTGTGCGACAACAACATCACGGTTTTCGCGCACAACGTGCTGACGGCCGGCCTGAAATACGGCCTGACGCATATCTTGATCGAGAGTCCTACGACGACGGACAAAGATGGCAAGTTGCTGTACCCGACCAGGGCGGCCGAGGCTGCCGCTGGCGTGCGGCCCTATCTGGTGCACATCGAGCCGGCTCAGGTCATCGGCTGGCGCAGCGCAAAGGGGGCGAATGGCGCCGAGGTCGCGGTGATGGTGCGCATCATGGAGAGTGTCGAGGAGCCAGACGGCGACTTCGGCACCAGATTTATCCAGCAAATCCGCGTTTTGACGCCCGGCGCGTGGGAAACCTACCGCAAAAACGATAAGGATGAATGGCTGTTGCACGAAAACGGCCCGATGTCGCTCGGCAGCATCCCGCTGGTGACGTTCTACACGCGTCGGACAGGCTTCATGACCGCCGTGCCGCCGCTGCGCGACCTGGCTGACTTGAATATCAAGCACTGGCAGTCGTCCAGCGATCAGGATTCGATCCTTCATACGGCTCGCGTCCCGATTTTGGCGCTGATTGGCCTGGACGAGGGGGGAGATGTCAGCATCGGGGCGAAATCCGCGCTCAGGCTGCCGCAGGGCGGGGACGCAAAGTATGTCGAGCACACTGGTGCCGCCATCGAGGCCGGCCGCCAGTCGCTGCAGGATCTGGAGGCGCAGATGCGCGCTATGGGCGCCGAGCTGCTGGCTGAGACGCAGGTGTCGACCACCGCCACCCAGAACAACATCGAGGACGATGAGGCGAAGTGCCAGTTGTCGCGCATGGTTGAAGGCCTGGAGGACGCGCTCGACAACGCCATCGGCATCATGCACGCATGGGTGAAGCGCGAATATGCGGGCGACATCGATATCTTCGACGATTTCTCCTCTGGCGCAGTGCTGCAAGCCGCCGGGCCGTTCCTGCTCGCGTTGGCCAATCTGGTCGAGGCCGGAATGCTGTCGAAAGAGGACGCGTTCGGTGAAATGCGGCGCTACGGCATTATCAATCCCGATCTAGCATGGGGGGACGTACAAGCCAGGATTAAGGCAGATCCGCCGCCCACCCCAGCGAAGTTGCCGGTGCCGGCGCAGTTGTAGCACATGGAATTTTCAGTTTCCGAGGCCGCGCGCTGTTGGCGATGGACCTGGTGGCGCGCTGGTGGCGCTGCCCGACGGGCTGCCCATCAATGCCGTCGACCTGGTGGCGCAGGGCGAGGTGCCGGCGTATTTCATTTTACGGCCCAAGATTTGAGCGCGAATTTTCGATCGTTGTTACAAAACGTGTATTTTTAAAATTAAATTGCGGCGTATATTCAAACCCCGAGCATAGTTATTTGCTTCCCATCGTATTGAGATACGTGAAAAGGAGTTTGAAATGCAAAATGATAATTTGCCAGTTTCGCCAGTTGAGAGTGCGATTGAGCCAGTAGTTGTAAATGGACCAGCGCCTTGGTATTGGTGGGTAAGCCAGGCAAATGGCTCGGGAGTTTGCCAGCAAACCTCCCCGGGGTCTGGTTGGACGCAGGAAGCGGGGCCCTATTCCGACTCAAGATGCAATCGGTAGACTCTTGATCTGCCGAAAACAGATAGTCTAGCCCGCCCCGAGCGGGTTTTTTACGACCCTTTCACAAGGCCGCCCGGGCAACTTGGCGGCTTTTTTATTGCCGCTAGCGGACGCGACGCGGTGTACGGCCTGACGGCCATAACGGGCGGATGCCCAAGGAAGACCAGCATGCCTTTCAAAATGAATGCCGACGGAACTATTGCAATCGACGCAGATAAGAAACTGCCAATTTTCATCCACGCCGATGGTCGTGAAGCGCCGTTCGACGCCGACACCACCGTGGCCAACATCAGCCGCCTGAACGGCGAGGCCAAGAGCCACCGTGAGCGCGCCGAGGCCGCCGAGGGCAAGCTGAAAGGCTTTGAGGGCATCGAAGACGGCGAGGCAGCTCGCCAGGCGCTCGAAACCATGAAGAACATCAAGGCCGGCGACCTGACCACTGCCGCCGGCGTCCAGGCGATCAAAGACGCCGCGGCAAAGTCGGCAAACGAGGCAGTAGCGGCTGCCACGCGTCAGGCTGCTGAGGCGCTCAAGGCAGCGACCGATCAAAACACGAAGCTGACGTCGGACCTGAACAATCATATCGTGGGCGGTTCGTTCGCCAGCTCGAAGTTCATCGCCGAGAAGTTGGCGATCCCTGCCGATATCGCGCAGAAGTTCTTCGGAGATCGCTTCAAGGTCGATGGCGGCAAGCTGGTCCCGATGAATGCTGACGGCACGCCGATCTTCTCCGCCACCGACCATGGCAACCATGCCGGATTCGAAGAGGCTCTACAGGTCATGGTCGGCCAGTATGCCAACAAGGACATGATCCTCAAGGGCTCTGGCGCCTCCGGCGGTGGCGCCCAGGGCGGCGGGGCTGGCGTCACTGGCGGCAAGAGCATCACCCGCGCCCAGTTTGATGCGATGCCCCCGATGGAACGCCAGGCCGCGATGAAGGGCGGGGCTACCGTTACCGAGTAACAATATCCGATTCGTGATCGCTGGCCCGCCGCGCGCGGGTTTTTTTGCATCCGCAGCACCGCAACGACATAGCCATGACCTGGATGGGGAGTGGCGCATTGGGCTGGATGGCCTGCTTGAAACCAAATCTCCCATTTTCCAAAAGGCTTTATCAACATGAAAAAATTCCATACCATCGCCGTCGCAATGGCCGCCATGGCTTTTGCATCGGTCGCGTCTGCAACCACCGCCGGCATCGATAAGCTGAGCCTCTACGCTCGCGCCTTCGGTGAGATCGCTTATGCGCACATCAACAATTTCATGGCCAATCAAGGCCTGATGCTCGGCGTGAACAATCTGACAG